CATTCTTACATCCTTTGTATTCTAGGGGTCGTTGTCCGAAGTGAGAGCACGAATGACCAAACGTTGTATTACATGTTTATTTTCTCTATACCTACGAAAAATTACAGGCTAAACACCTTTATTTTTGTAGGTCGTCTGGAACTCTCCTTTGTGGTAGTTGTGTTCCATACGCTTGTGTGACGAGGTTAGTGCGTAGGGCTTTTTCACCCATCTGAGCAGCAATTGTTGCGTCGTCAATTATTGGAGGTAATACTGATTGAGGGACCCCTTCTTCAGGACCTCCGCCACCTACAGGCTGTGCGGGAGCTCCGCCTGGGCCTAGCTGGGCTGACTGCATGCCAGTTAACATCATGATGTCATTTTCAATTTGAGTTTGAACCATCTTTAGAGCGCCATCTGACTTGGCATCTTCAATAAGCTCTTGACGAATCTCAGTTAGCTTCTCTGCTGGGAATTGCTCACCTAGAGCGCGAAGAGCGCCTTCCTTAGACTCAAGGCCTAGGGATAGCTTGCTTTGAATCTCATTAAGAACAATTAGCTTATCTAGTGGCAAAGGCTCTGGGAACTTTACGTAATTCTGGAAAGTTATTGGGTCATTAGGGTCTAGCTGAGCAGCTTGGCCTGGCTTAAGGGGGACTTGGCTAGAGTTAGGGTCCCAAATAAATGTCTCTGGCTCTTTAACAGCAAGGGAGATAAGAATAAGCTCATTAACGCGCTCTAGCCCGTGTGCGTATTGAATAATCTTTTGGTGGTAGCGGTTCATCAAAGGCTGGAACATAATTGAAAGCGCAACGCCTGATGTATTAGAGACTGGCATAGCCTGGCCTAAAGCAGACTCTGGAATACCAATCATTTCGTGCATTGACTTCTTTAACAGAGCCATAAAGTCCATAGCTCCCTTAAGCCCTTGTGCACCGCCTTCTAAGTTCTCTACTTTAGCGTCCTTTGGAAGACCGCCCCATACCTTGTTAGCGCCCTTTTCCAGCTGTGACGCTTTAGCACCAATGATTACTGTTACGGGCGCCGCGTGGTAGTTAACAATGTCAGCAACGTCTGTAGCAGTCTCATTGTAAGCACGGTTAATGTTAATAATGTCATTGCAATCAGAAAGGCCCCAAGGGCTACCACTGATACGTACATTAGGAATATGAATAACGGGAATAGTGCCAAGAGGATTAGGGCGCGAATCAATAAGTTCATCGTTGATGTACTCCTCAATGATGTCGTCTGTCAAAATCTCAGTGTATGTAAACACTTGGCGTGTTCCTTCAAGGGATGTGCCCCAGAAACGGTACTTAAGCTTAAAACGAATCAAACGCTCGCGGTCGTGTGGGTGGAACTCTGGGAATGCAAAAGAAGAGTTAAGCGGAAGGATACGAACACGGCCAGGATGTTGACGACCAGATGGGTCAACCCATGCCTCTTCGTATGCGACTTTAATAAAGCAGTCTCCAGATACAGAGCCCTGCTGACCAATTTCCCAAAGAAGGGTGGCCTTGTTGTTGTCTACTTCCCATACTCGCTCTAGTAGCTGCGGGACGATGGCTTCAGTTAGTTTAGATGAGCCAAAGTCAACACCCTTGCCAAATGAAAAGTTAATTAAAAAATCTGTAAATGCTCTGTAATAGTTGAGCATGATTTGAGCTTCGCCAGTTGGGCGACGATATGAGTAGTGGTGGCCAAGATACATAGCCCAGTTAAGGGAATAGCGGTTTAAGCGCGGACCGTGAACTTCAAATTCTTCATCAGCCAATTCCACCAAGCCAAGCGGTGAAATTGAGATAGTTAAATCAGAGGATGCTGCGCGATAACTCGGAGGAGAGAAATCAATACCGCTCACCAATCACCTCTTTCAAAATAAGTAAAAACTCAATGTCGATATATTAACATATCGACGGACTATTTGTAACGTGCGCCTTGTATGTTGGGCTTACCAACTGGCTTTTTTATTTTCTTTTTCTTTTGCTCTTCTTCTTTATCTCGTTTTTCTTGAGCATAATCGCGAAAACGAGGGTCTATGTCCTTTTTAGACTGAACATATTGTCCGCCCATTTGATTGTACTTAGCGTGAATCCAGTGGCCGCGAGCAGGAGAGTTTTTAGAGAACTTTGCGCCTGCTTGAGCAGTAATCATGTTCCAAAGCTTAGGGTTTGCAGCCACCTGCGTTGGGGTTTCTTTTACTTCTCTACCCTTAATGAGTGCCATTTATAATCCTTAGATAGGCAGCCGCCCCCTGCCGCCACGTAAGAGGCAGGGGAACGACTTGCTATTTATGTTATTAGTCTTGAACTACTGCTGGGTTAAGCGCTGCTTGATGTGTACCGTCACGGAATACTTCTTCAAAACGGTTGTCTCCATGGTCAGCAAATGCACCAGCCGCAAAGTCGTTTAGGCTGTTTGGAGCCTCTACCCAAGCTGCAGAACCAACGTGTGCGCGCTCGCGCATTGTCTCTTCTGGAAGCTTTTCAAATACGTTTGCATTACGGTTTGGGCGACCAGGTGCAGGCATGTATCCATGCATTGCGCCTTCTGTAAATGATTGTGGAACATCTGTATCTGTTGCAATGCCTTCTTCAAAACGAAGTGGGCCGCGTTGACCTGGGACAGCTCCAGCCATCTTACGGTCGTATACAGGACTGTGCTTCTCAGGGAAGCGTGGTGCTGGTGAGATTGACATATAAACTCCTAATTGGTTTGAGGACCTCAGTAAATAGTGTGCTACCTAAAGTGAACAAAATCAGGCTAAAGTCAAAACTATCTGTAAAAGGGTGAGCTTGACACCTCTACCGATGGCATTGTTAAATCCATAGTTAAAGCGCAAGCAATGGCCAAACTATCCGCGTAGTCGTCGTGGGCGTGGGCTTCATCTGGAGCATGCGCTAAAAAGTTAGGGCCAGTAAACTTGGTCTCTAGGTCAGTCATCTGCTGGTAAAAACGCTTCCAAGTTCGTAGGCGGCGTGTCTTAGCATGGGCTGGCCACCCGACCATACGTCGGTCAATAAGGGCCTTGAGGTGTTTCCAACGCTTTGACTGCTCTGGTTGGCTACTGCCAATTGAGTGCACCTCAGAGTTAGGTAGCAGTAACTTTAGTCGTTGCGCTACCGCGTCACCTACACCATTTGCATCGACTCCTACAGCCAGGACATCATATGCGCTTAAGAAGTTTACAATTTGAAAATACTGGTCTTCCCAGTCATCACCTTGGATTTCCATCCAATTTAAAATTCTATGGTCAAAGTACCCAAACTCGTCAGGCCTATCCCAATCTACCCAAACTACTGTGACGACCGTCGAGTCCAATTTTCTCGCTGGGTCAATGCCGACCACAACTGGAGTACGATGCCACGCCTTAACAACTTCTTGTGAAGTGTCTCCAAGCTCGTCCATAATTGTGGATGTAACGAACATCCCTCTCTCCAACAGCCATTTGCACGAGTACGACATTTGAAACTCATCGGAATCCTCACCAATTCGTAGCATTTCTTTTTTAATAAACTTGCCATAGTTAGCGTTGCATTTTGCAACGTCTCGCCAGTCCCATTCAAAATGGTTCTGTCTTGCCTTTGTGCTAGTACCTCTTCGCTTGTTAAGTTGGATAGAGCGGTAGAAGTTGTTCTTGTGCGTAGTAGGGGTACCTGTCTTAACCATAGTTCCTGAGTAATACGCAAGCATCGGCGAGATTGACTTAGATACTACAAAGTCATCGGCTTCTTGGCACTCATCAATAACAATCAAATGGAAAGACTTAGATTCAATCTTTGCACGGGGGTTAGCTGTCATCATCATGAGGCTGCTGCCAGAGTTCTTTAATTTGATTTGCCGCGTAACACCAGGAACCTTACCTAGGCTATCGTCAATCTCAGGGTCTCCCAAAATTTCTAGTGCTCGCTCTGAGGTAAGGCGGTTTACAGTTCTACCGAATAGCGTTTCCACCTGGCCCTCAACTGGGGCAAACATGCCAATCCAAATACCGTCTTTAAACTTACCAAGCAAGTCGGGGTACATCTTAGCTAGGCGCGGTAGTAATACCATTAGAGTAGCTACTGTGTTGGCGATAGTCTCCGACTTACCTGACTGACGTGCTGCAAGCGCTGTTACCTCTTCACCGTCGTTAATTAGCACGGACTCAATAACGCGCCGAGCCAAAGGCATTTGGTACGGGTGAAGTTCATGCCCAACCAGGGCTGTCATAAACTGAATGCATCTATCTACAAGTTTTTTAACAAATTCTTTAGAGAGCTCGTCAAGCTCTTCAATTTCTTCTTCAGGCTCCAGGTCTTCGTCTTCGTCAGGGAAGAACTCTTCGTCGTCTAATTCTGTATCCATATCGCCCTTAGTTTAGGTGAAAAACAAAAAGCCTGGGCGTTTAAACCCAGGGCCTTTTGATGCCATCACGGGAAGAGGAAGAGAGGCAGCATAAGTGTAGCACAATTGTCGACAAATCTACTTATTGGCGTGTCGTTCTAGTTTTTAACTCATGGACTACAGCATGTAAAGCTTCAGCACCTAGTAAGGCTTCGTCTAAAAAAATAGACTCTCTTTGTTTTGCGTAAGAGGACATGCATCTGCCAACCTCATAAGTAGCTTGCTCAGCCCACTGCTCAAGTTCCATAGTAGGTATCTTTGCAACTCTCTTAGCTACCTTTTCAGAAAAAGGTTTTACCCATATTTCTTTACGTTTAAAAGGATTCATCAAATAAACCATCCTCTGGCTTCCAAGCTACTCTAGCCTTCATAGCTCCAGATAGTATCTCATCAATCTTGTCTTCGTCATCCCACCCAATATCTGGACGCTTTACCCACACACCTAAGTAGAACCCTGGCTCTGTAAAGGGAGCACGAAAGACTAAGCATTTACCTTTACGGTAAGGCATTTCAGTTTCTTGGGTTGTTCCCACTTCAATAATAGGAAAAGCTTTCTTATGCCAGTAGCGTAGTTTTCCGCCGTATAGTGGTCCGTATGATTTCAAAGCTACTCCTTTGAGCCAAAAAGTGTTTCGTCAAGATTAGGAAGGTTACCCTGTTGAACCCTACTTGCAATAGAAGCTGTGTAACTAAGTCGCTCCTTAGTTCCTGCAGAAAGCGCGTTTATATCGGCTGCGTGGTGAGAGGAGCAGGCTGCCTCAATAATAGGTAGGTAGTCATTGGTTGACGGGCTGTTCTTAAGGCCCATCCATACATTTGGCTGGACATCGTTATATTGCCACCAAACGCCGCTGCGCATAATTATTACTAATGTGTTTGTGTTGGAGTTGTAAGCAATAGTGTAAGCGCGTGGGCGTTTAGGGTTAGCCGTAGGGGCATTATGAACTTCAAGACCTGCTTCTGAAACGTCATTAGGGATTACTACATTCCACCCGCTAGTGTCAGATGTAGCACCTGTTGAGTCTTCAAAATCGCTTTCAATATCCCAGTTAATCTTACGGTCAACTGTATTTGCATTTCTTTCTTGATTAGCCGCCATCGCCTCATCAAGGCGAGCATTCATAAGTGCTTTTAGGTCTTTTTTAGCCATTAGTCCTCGCAGATGTGGTACTCGGTCTCCGTCTCTAAAACTCTTACTAAGCACAACGCGCATCGTAAATATTTAGGCGGAGTAAAGTTATTTTGAGCGGTAGCCCCTAAAGGAAAGTTTCCACCATCTTCAGCGTATTCAGGAGAGTAATCGTCTACTATCTCTGGCTCTTCAAAAATCTCACGTGGAAATGGGCCCTTAGGGTTTACCGCCATTGAGGGTACTGGATGTACCTGTACTGCTTGTCTTTTACTTATCCTCATCAGAAGAAGATGTTTTCTTCGACTTCTCAGCTTTAACTTCTGGAAGTTAGCTGCTTCCTTAGATAGCACGTCACCTACAAGCTTGGCTACAACACCAAATGCTGGGTCCTTAGGGTTGATTGCACGGATGGCTACTGGGAGGGTTGAGGCAAGCGCTGCGACGATAATTGACTTTACATCGTGGTTGCCTGTTGCGTAAACAGCAGTTGCTGCTGCAAGGAATGAACGGCCGTATGACGCCGCCATTGCCTTAAGTTGCTTGGTGTTCATTATTCTCCTTCTTCTACATGCTGGTCGAAGCGACCTTCAAGTCTTGCTAATGATACACGAACCTCGGTCATATCTGTTCCGATTTTGTTAATTGCGTCTCGCATTGAAGAGCCGCCATTTGGCTTAAGCTCAGCTAGATAGTGTTTGATGGTCCAACGGATGCCTATAATAACGGCCCCGCCTATACCTAAAACTGTGGAGGTCAAAGCCGCCCAGTCAGAAATATTCATATCGCTACCAATCATAAATTAATTATTTTGTCAAGAGCGATAATGTTATCCGTCTGATAGCCCGATGTATAAACTATACGCATTTACTATTAGATTTGTCATATTAAATAAAATAATTTATTAAATTGAGTTCGGCTTGACACGGCCTGTAACTCCCGTGTTATGGTTAAACCTGACGAAGCCACCCACAAGGTGGCTTTTGCCAACTGAGAGGAGCAGAAATGCTTAATATCAGAATTAATCTAACGGTTAATCTAAAGAAAGTGTTTGCAGGGGGGCTTGTAGCGTTTTTGGCGCTAGCCCATCTAATAACACCAGCTTACGCTTTAACAGCTGTTGTAGAGCCTGTGGTAAAGCCTGAGAAGGTAGTCACCGTGCATCTTACACACTTAAAGGTAAGTACAACAAAATCAGCAGCCGAGAAAGCCTTGGCTAGTGACACCGTCAAATACTTTGACGCTGAAGCGCTCGCTTTTCTAACAGTTTATACACAAGACTGGAAGATTAGCGAATGGAAGTGCCTCCGTGAAATATGGATGAAAGAAAGCCATTTCAACCCAAAGGCTAAAAACAAGTCTTCGGGTGCTTACGGAATTGCACAGTTCATGCCCTCTACTTGGGGCAACTACAAGGTCACCAAGACCGACGAAGCAAAACTCCAAATAAAATATGGGCTACGTTATATCCTAAAACGATACGGAGATGAGAATGACCCAAACGGCGCATGCAATGCGTGGAAATTCTGGCAAGAGAACAAGTGGTACTGATGCTCCATTCTTTGATGGAACTCAGCCCTGTAGAGAAATAGGTTCAGAACTATTCTTTCCAGAGGACGCGGCCGAAGCCCTAAAGCTAAAAGCACTCGTCAAACCAATATGCCGTTCATGCCAGTTTAACTCCCCTTGCCTAGAGTGGGCCTTGGAGAACTATGAAGTTGGAATCTGGTCTGGAACCACCGAATCAGAGAGACAGAGAATTAGACGTAAAAATAAAAGTTAAACAAAAAAGCCCCCGCGTGAGCGGGGGCTTTTTGCTTGGGGGCTTATGAAGCCGCTGCCCAAGGGGTGATTGTGATTGTAGCTGTAGAGGCAACTGAAGATGCTCCAGCTGCTGTGCTCTGAGACTTGATTGTTCCAGCAACTGCCACAACTGAACCTGTAAGGCCTGTAAGAGCCAATACTGTGGTCGCTGTGGTTGTAACTGTGAATGTGTTGTCTGTGAGCTTGGTGATGGTGTAAGTGCCGTTAACAGAAGCGTCAACGCTAGAAATTGTGACCTTGTTACCAGTAACAAATCCGTGTGATGAGTCTGTAATGGTTGTAACGCCTGAGCCTGCTGTACGTGAAGCTGCTGTAACAGTTCCAGCTGCGTTAGTTGCGGCTGAAGCTGTTGTGATGTTAGCTGTTTCGTAACCAGCATCCTTGAGCTTGTCAAGGGCTACTGCTGTGGTGTCTCCAAGTACGCTAGGTACTACGATGTAGCCAATTCCAGCGCCATCTGCTGCTGTTAGGGCTGTTGTTGATTCAACCTTGCCGTACCACTGTCCTGTAATTTCACCAGCGTTAGCTGAGTTAGTTACTGTGAACTTTAGCTTATCTGCTGTAGCAACTGTTGCTGAAGATAGGTTGTACGCTGAAGCTGTAAGACCTGTAATGTTTACAATGTCTCCTGGAGCAAGGTCGTTCTGAGCTGTGTATGTAACAGTTGTTCCGTTACCTGAAGCTGCTGTAATCTTGTAGTTACCTGCGCCTGGGGTAAATGATGGGTAGTTACTCCATTCAGCCTCTGCGTTGGCATGGTTATCAAGAGCTGCATCTAGGCGAGCTCCAGTTACCTGTGTTGTTGCTGCCCAAGCGTAATCTGCGCCAACACCAGGTGTTGAGCCGATAACAACCTTTGCAACTGCTGTAGCGCCTGTAACACCTGTTCCTGTAGCTGCGTTAGTTACTGTGAAACCTGTACGAGCTCCTTCTGTTCCAACAAGTGAACCAATAAGAACGTTTGTTAGGTTAAACGCTGCTGTTGAAAGCCCTGTGATTGTTACAGTCTGACCAACGTTAAATGAGTTGTTAGCTGTATAAGTCACTACGCCGCCTGAAGCAGACGCAGCTGTTACTACAGCAGTTTGATATGCAAGCTCGTTTGAGCCTGTTGTTCCACCAATATTTACGGCCGCTTCTTCTGTGCGGACGTCATTTGGGTGCATAGGGTGGTTACCCCATACAAAATCTACTTTTACGTTTCCTGCTGAATCAGTAGCGTTACCGTTGCTTGTGGTTCCGCCAGCGGTTTCTGCGATAGCAATGGCGGCTGCGCCAGTGCCTTGCGCTGAACCCACAGGAAGTGGTGAGTTATAACTTGACATATTTTACCTTTTTCTCTAGAGAAGTAAGCGCCTGATATCGGGGGCGCAGTAACTATTCTCCAAGAGGATTTGGGGTTTGTCAGGGCTAGTGAACCCCTTTTCTATTACGTACAGTTTTGTGGTGATGTAAACACGCCGCCAGATAAATAGTTTCCTGGCTCATCTGCAGCACATTGTGCTTGTAGGTTAGTCACCGCTACTCCTGAGGAAGAATATGCACCACTGACTGAAAGGCCATTACCACAGCATCCGTAGTACATCGTGTCACCTGATGGTGGTGGGTCTACAGTACAAGATTGAGTCTGTGTATCAGTCGATGTTTCGGTCTCTGTGTATGTAGAGCAGTTTGTATTGGTACAGGTTCTTGTAGCAGTTATGGTACGGCTACGGCTCTGAGTTCCACCTGAACAAGTAGACCAAGCAGAAAAAGCACCGTAGGTGTATGACCAAGAACCACAGCCTGCCGTACAAGTTGGAAAGTCTGGGAAGAAGGGGAAAAACGGGAAAAATGGCGGGAAAAATGGCGGTGGTGCTGTGGGAGTTACAGGGTTGCTAGACTCAGAAGCACCTGAAGATACCCCGTAGTTAGTAGTGCCAACTACTGAAAACGTGTAACTAGTTCCGTTATTAAGGCTAGATACTGTGATAGGGGTGGAGGACCCTGAACCTGTTATAGCTCCTGGGTTTGATGTTGCAGTATATGTGATAGTCCCTTTACCAATGTAAGTAGAGGCAGTAAACGCAACTGATGCACTTGCGGCACCCGCAGTAGCTTCTCCTATAGTAGGAGTTGTTGGTCTCTTACCCGCAGAGTGGGAGTTACCTGGGATTGGCATTAAGCGCTCAAATCGCCGATTAACACCCAGTTGTTAGATGCTAGACAAATTAAAGTCGCTGAAGAGTAAGCTGTTCGTAGCTTAAGACCAGGAGTTCCATTTAGAGTTACTCCAGAGCCCACTACGGTTACTCCAGAGCTCAGCGCAAGTAGATGAATTTGAGTTCCAACAGCCAAACCTGATAACCCAGTACCAACAGTAAAAGCAAAAGCACCATTCATCTGAACCATAGTCTCAGCGTCACCTGTTGCTAGTGTGTAAGCTGCAGTTTTTGCTGTCGCATTAAGCGTGAATTTTGGTTGATACGTGGTAGCTGCGGCAGATGTAGTTAGATATGAGCCTAAAGATGATGTAGTTGCGTACGTAGATGAATCTACTGAACCATCGGCTTTAAGGAATTCAGAAGAGGTTCCGCTAGCCTTGACAAAAGAAGCAGCAGTTAAGTTGCCTGCCTGGCTTACAGAAGCTAGCGCTGTGCCAGATGTGTTTTGCCATTCTTGTAAAGATACAGACTGGCTTGCAGCCCCCTTAACAATAAGAGGTTTTGTAGAGCTTGTAGAGGCTGTAACAACATTACTGCTGTCTGCTGCCTTACGGACATACTGTGTGTGAACGTCGCCAAGTACACCATTCTCAATGTTATTAAGACGAGCGCCTACAGTTACAAAATTTGTTGAAGATGCTGTGTGTGAGCCTGAGCCAGCTGACGATTGGGCAGGAGTTGTTCCAAGGGCAGTCTCAATGGCGATAATCTCATCTTGAATTAGATTAGGGTGTGAGGCATCAATGATGTCTACTGTATTCACCTTAGAGGTAAATGTTGCGGTTGTTATAATACTGGATGGATATGCTGCCACAGGAAGTCCCTTCAAACTGTAAGTTCTAAAGTATAGCAAACGCTATACTTTTTCCGCCTAAACGCTAGTTTTGTGACTCCCCATTTGGGCCTTTACCAGGTCTAGTATACCCTTTTATGCTTGGTCGTTCTTTGGTTGTTAGAAAAAACTTGCGAATGCCAAACCTTGAGTCATTTGTTGTAAATGGCTTTGCTAATGGCTCTTTGAAAATGTCTTTTCTTTTCACGGTGAGTATCTCTCCCATTGACGGCCGTGAGTATCTTCGCCTTTTATAGCTTTACCATTGTAGGTTGCCCGTGTTAACTGGTCCCTACCAGAGCGCGTAGCGCCAACAGTAGCGCTTTTTTTAGCCGCGTCTGCCGTTGTAGTGGTTAACTCTTTCTTAAGGCTTGCCATTTTTTCCTTTAAATTGGCGAGTGTTTCTCATACCAGGAAGGGTTGGCTGAACGTACCTAACGTCGCGAGGCTTTCTAGGCTTAGACGCTTTCTTTGTTGGTGGGGCAGAGAGCGCTTTTGGTCCTGTTTCTTGAGGAACATCAACTCTTTCAGACTTAACCATACGAGGGCCAGTACGCTGTGGCTCTTCTTTAGTTACTCTTTCAGACTTAACGTTGCGAGGAGGTTCGTTAACCCTCTCAGAGGCGACTTTTTTAGGCCTAACTGGCTCTGCTTTCTTTGCCTTAATGCCGCTTTTTAACATCCCGCGTCGTGGCGCAAGTGGGTTAGATGAAGCAATTCCCTTAACCGCGTTTTTGGCAAAGGCGCCTTCCATATTATTCATACTCTGATTGTAGGTGCTTCTCTTCGCACATTCTGGCTAAATCAGGAACCACATAACGCTTGGCGCATAAAGCGCAGGTATAGCGCTTTATGCGTTCAGCATCGTCCAATTACTTACCGCAGGTTGGGCACTTAGCTGCTGCTGGTGCTGGGGCAGCCTTAGCTGCTCCTGCGCCTTTAAACTTAGGGCGACCAAAACCAACGATGGAAATTATTTCGCCAGCCTTGTTCTTCTTAAAAGCACGAAGCTTCTTAGAGACCTGGCCGCCATTTCTTTGGCTTCCCTTTTTATCTGGGCTAGTGTTTCCTTCAATGCACCAGACAGTCCCATCTTCATTGTCTTTGATAACAATTCCAACGTGAGAAATTCTATCGACGCCGTCTGAGGGGAAATCAAAATACGCAATATCGCCTGGTTCTGGGTCTGCGATATCTCCATCAATCCAAGCACCAGCCTTCTTAAATGCCTGTGCGCCACCTGGTGTGTAAACGGTATTAGGGATTTTTACTCCAGCCTCATTACCGCACCAGTTGACGAAACTTCCGCACCATGGTTGGAAGTTAGCCTTTGTGTAAGCGCCGTACTTTGTCTCATTGTCCTTAGGACCTTCAATAGTACCTAGCTCTGCTGTAGCAACTTCAATAAGACGAGCTGCTGTTCCTTGGTCTGCCATTATTCTTTATCCCAATCTGTATCAACTGGCTGTGCCTCTGGCATTTGACCATCAGGCTTTGCTGCTAAACGAGCAGCGGTTGCATCAATCTCCGCTTCAAGCTTCTTGTCAGCTTGTGTGTTCTTAGCATCCATCTCTTTGTTTTGAAGCTGGGCTGCCATAATATCCTTAGCGCCAGAGTTTCCAATAAGGATGCCTGCAAGGGTTCCTGTAATAAAAGTAGCGATGCTTCCCAATACGTTGAAGAACATCTTGTCGTTCTCTGACTGCGCCCCAATAGGCTGTGTTACAAATAGCAATCCATAAATAATTCCAATTGCTGTTAAGAACAAAATGCTTCCTAGAGTGATGCCTAGGATAAACTTTAATCGTGCATCTAAATCTTGTGGGGTTAGCTTTTCTTTACTCATTTGGTGTTCCACTCTCTACGGTTGTTGTTCCGTCTGTTGTCTTACCTAGTAGGTCTTTTGTGCATAGCCCGCTTGCTTCACAAACAGGTGGGTTACATTCTGCCTTTTCCCAGTTTACAGGGTCTTGGCATGGATAGCGGTATCTATTCAACCCTTCTGGGTTACTGCATGCCGTAAGTGACATCGCCAGTAGCACAGCAGATACTGTTGCCAAACTTACCTTAACTTTTCTCATTCTTCGTCCTTTGGGTTACGAAGTGGGTAGGTGACTGCCCACGCAACTAATGTTCCCACAATTGCGTACCCCACAACTGTCTTAGCTGAGCCGTCTAGCACGACCCAAGCAATAAACATGCCTAGTAGGGTCCATAGTTGGTCAACCATATCTCTTAGTATTCTCACGGCTTTCTCCTATATCCTGATTGCCCAGAAGCGCCTCCGCCTCCAGTACTTCCTCCTGTTGAGCCGCCTGCAGCGCCTGCAGCAGCTCCAACCGCGTTCATAGCGGCTCCAGCGGCAACGACTGTTGCAACAACCATGTCGGTTGCTTCTTCACGCTCTTCTGTGGACATATCGGCACCAATACTTCCTAGTGCTTGTAGTGCCTCACCTGGGTCGCTAAATACTGCGCCAATTAATTCAGATGGGTTCTCTAGTAAAACTAGAGCCGCGGCAACGTCTGCTGTAATTATAACTTCATTACCGTTTTCATCCTGCCTAACCTCAACAGGGGTCTCCGCAGGAAGGTCTTTATACTCAATACCAGCATCTTGAATCTGCTCTTTAGTAAGAGTTTCTCCAGGAGCTACGGACTCAATAAGCGCCTCTGCTACAAGTTCTTTTTCAGCCGTAGTTAGCTTTCCATCTTCAGACAAAGCCTCAGATAGAGCAGATACCTCTTCCGCAGTAACTTCTCCGTCTGCGTTTAAAGCCTCCATAATATTTTCAGCATCTGCAGCAGAAAGCCTTCCATCAGATAAAACATCTTCTACAGCGCTAGCAACTTCTTCAACTTCTGTGCTAGGCTCTTCCTCTTCAATAATAGGAGGTTCTAATGGTTCTGTGGACGGATTTTCTGGCTCTGGCTCTAGTGTCGGTGGTGTTGGTTCTGGTTCCTCGGGTGTGGAGGGTTCCTCAGGCTCCTCGGGTTCTACGGATGGCTCTTCGGGCTCTACCGCTACTGGTGGGACTTCTATGGGTTCTGATGGCGTTTCTGTATCAGTGGGGTCGGTAGGTGTCGGTTCAGGAGACACGGGAGTTGGTTCTGGCTCAGGTGTCGGATTTGAAGGTTCTGGCTGAGGGACTACGGGTAATGCAGGCTCGACAGGGACAGGTTGAGGAGTGGGTTCTACGCTTGGAGCGGGACCTGGTTCAGGTGATGGAACAGGTTGAGGTGAAGGCAACGGGGTGGGTTCAGGAAGAACTGCCTCTGGGACTGTGGGAGTAGGGGTAGGAGATGGCACAGGAGTCGGTTCAGGGGATGGCTCAGGAGACGGCTGAGGCGTTGGAGCAGGCGGCACAGAAGGCTCTGGCGAAGGCGTTACAGAAGGCTCGGGAGAAGGAGTAGTAGATGGT